CACCTTGCGCATCTGTGTATTTCAGATACTGGATAGCATTAAGATTTTCAAGATTTGTAGCAACGTTTGAATGCATAATTGCAACCTTGAAAATGTCCTTATTGTCTCCACAAGCTTTCTGAATTGCGGTGTTGAGAGTTGTTGCTCCAACATAAGGCTCGGCGGAAGTTGTAATATCTGTTGTGTGGTTGATTGTAAAATCATTTGCACCCATAAGGAAAATACCCTTGAGAATGGAAAGCATAGTGTCCTGATCTACATCGTCCCAGTAGTTGGCTACCTGTGCCGCAACATTATCCATAAAATTAGCAGATGTAATATCACCTGAAAAATCTTTTTCAACCCATGCTTTAGACCTACCTACAACAACCATTGACTGTGAATACGTCTTAGTATTAGTTGCTGTAATGTCGGTTGCGCCGTCATAATTAAGGGCTGTACCGTCAATCAATCCGAACATTGGTGTTGTAACATAATTGCCGCCTGACTGTTCCGCAAGTATAGTCTTAAGGTCATTTCTTGTGTTAAGAACGCCTGCTTCAAGCAGTTTGTTCTGTTTTACTCTTGGAATTGTATCCATATAAGAACCAAATGCTGCCGCATTAAAAATTTTGCTGTCGAAAATACTCATAAATATAAATCTCCTTTATTTAGTTAATTGATTTAATCTTGCAAATTCAGCAGGATTTTTGTTTGCAAGTTCCATTCGCTTTAAAAGAGGCATTTTTTTAAATGCTTCGACTTCAATTGCATTTCCGCTTCCTGCACCTATGCCCGGAATATCAACGCCCGGATTTGGATTTGCGAAAATGTTAGCCTTATCTTTGGTTAAGGTTTCGAATATTACAGCGTCACCCTTACCGTTATTTTCAGGCTTTTCAATTTCAGCTTTAAAAGCGGAATAAATTCCGTCTTTTGTTATTGAATTGATAAACTGCTTTCCACCAACAATATTATTGAAGCGCTCCTGCATATTTTTTTCATAAATTGCAGTTTTGTCCGCTTCTTCTTTTTCTTTAATCTGCTGTTTCAGCGTTTCAATATCAGATTTTAGTTTGACATTATCGGTTTCAACAGTTTTAAGGTTGGCAATCTCGGTTTCATAGGTTTTGACCGTTGATTTTATAGTTTCGTAATCGGCAAATTTAGCCTTAGCAGCTTCAATATCCTTGCCGTTTTCAGCCATAATTTTTGGGATAATATCCTCCGCGATACCGAGTTCCTTTAAAAAATCTGTTTTCATGTGCTTATCCTTTCGTTTTTAAGTTGTTTTAGGGCTGTAACTAACGCCCACGAATTGACTGTTTTAAGTCTTATCTACTGACTAGGCATAAAAATAAAGCGTTAACGTACGCTTTGGACGAGATAACGGATCACCCCCTTTCTAAAGATTGGTTGACAGCTTTAAATGCGTGGTAATCGTAGTAATCAGCTCCTTTCGGGCATAATCGGGCATAATAAAACCGCCTTGTTTAAGGGTTGGAAGTCAATGCTTTTCTTACCGCCGCACTAGCCTTAGCCGAAATACTCCGATTATATCCAACTTCCTGTGTGCGCTCATACTGTGTCAATAACTTTGCTTTCTTGCTGAATTTCTCATATTCCTCTTTTTGTCTGCGTAAAAGGATAGCCTTTTCGGTAAGCTTGTCCTTATCCCCTGAACTGTCTGCTCCGATAATATCACGCTTAGTCTTTCGCATAGCCGTTTCCATCTGCCGTTGTTTCTGCGCGCATTCGTAATAGCTATAGGTTTTGCCGTTGTACGTAATCGGCGGAGGGTCAATATTATCAAGCTCTTCCTGCGTATAAGCCGGCTGACTTATACCCGGAATAACAGGGTAAAAGTCATGGCGGCAGTTCCAACCTTTTAAGCCCGCACCAGTTCCGTATCCAGTAGCCGTAACCAATGACGGGTATTTTTTGCTTGCACCGCTGAACGAGTACCATTTGCCCTGCCAAGCCGCATGGTCGGGTCTTGCTCCTGCGTGCGCTGTAACCTCCACAATATCTGTATCAAGGTCGGACATAACTTGCTCTGATATCTTCCCCGACATCTGCGATATACCCGTTAGAACTGCCCTGCGAGCCGCTACATCGCAACGATTTCTCCAGCCTGTTTCATAGTCAACAAACTGCAAGCCATTCTCTGTGAGCCTGCTGACAGCCGTTCTAATTGCTGTATTATAATCAAATGCCCCTGACATAACTTGCATTTGAGCAGTATCAAGTATTTTCTGATAAGTCTTAGCAATCGGTAAAAAAACTCTCTCACCGTTTTCAATAACCGCAAAACCCATTGACTGCGTGAAGTTTACAAGCTCCTGCTGTGTCTGCTTTACTCCTGCAGCTATTAACTGCTGATAATAGGCGTTCTGTGCAAGAGGGGTAAATGGTGTACCAGCCTTTTTATAAACGTCCTCATAAAAATCAGTGCTTGTCTGTGCGGCATCAAAAAATATTCCTCTTACTGCTGTTTCGGATAATCCTGTGTAATCGGCAATAGCTTTTTCAATAAATTCATTAGCCGCCCCAAACTCTTTGAGCCGTAATATCTGATATTCTGCCGTATCGGTGATATATCCAACTTTGGCAATTCTGCGGCAGATATCGGATAAAATAGCCTCTTCAAGGTCAAGCGTAAGCTGTTCAACTTGATACGGTATTCCTGCAAGATATTCAGGCGTTAGCATTATGTATCACCATCACTAAAAGCATTTGGCAACATCTTAGCCGCCTGCTCAGGTGTTTCATCTTTCATAATTACCCGATATTCTTCGGGCTTTGCAACGCCTGACGCAATCTCTCCAAGTAACATTTTACTGCGGTCAAACTGTGAAATACCGCCGCCGTTAAGCTTGATTTGCTTAACCTTTTCCTGTGCTTCTTCGTAAGTTTCATTATCCACAACAAAACGTCTGAGTTCCGCTGTATCTACTGCACCTTTTTCTTCTGCTTTAAGTAGCTGATTAAACGTGCTATCAGTGTCCTCAAGCATTGAGTATGACCAATCATATACAATTTCGTAATCACTTATAGGTGCAAGATTATAATAATTTACAAGTACATTTATACCGTAAACTAAATCATTAAAATAGCGTTCAACTTGTGTATGGATATCATCACATAAAGCAAAAGTCTGATATGTTGCCCTGCGGATTTCCGTTGCTGTTGCGCCGGAAGTATTTAAATCGGTGAGAATACCTCTGCTTGCCCCAATTTCTTTTTCAAGTAAAGCAAAATAATGTTCAAGCCGTGTAAAATATGATGTTTCACGGAAAGCGGGGTCAAAAATCTCAATCAATTTATTATCGGTTAATTTTCCTCCTTGTTTTATTCCTTTGAAAATTCTGTCGGATAATTTGCCCTCACCGTCAAATAATTTGCTGTCAGCAAAAATCTTTGTTTTCTTATCCTCAAATTCGTTTTCAATGTCGATAAGGCATTGAGCTATTTTTGCAAGTGTCGCATTACAGCCATATGTAATTGGCACACCCTCAATTGTACTTGGTCTGCGGTTTGGTGTCGGACATTTATAAATACCAATAGGTAATCTGTCAACCCCTGCAATTTTGATTTCAGGCTGTATATTTGCCCATTCCGGTACATCTGATAAATCACACGGTTTGCTTTCATACGTTGCCTTTTGGCTTATAGTGTAAATGCCGTTTTCAACACTGTAATCAGTCCACCGTGCATAAGCTTTATTGTCAACATAAGCAACATCACTTAATACAGTAACTTTTGTAATATCATCACCCTGTAAGCCTGTGATAAGCATACGGTCTTTGGTAACTGTATCAACATATATTCTGCGCCCCAAACCGTTATCAACAGAATAGGGGATAGCTGCAATCATACCACAACCATTGCCAACGGCTATATCCTGCTTAATGCTTTGCCATAGCTTTTGAATAATGCTGTCAAGCAGTTTTGTACGCTGTGTAGGTGCTTTGTTTTTGCCTGCTGTGATTGATATTGTGCTGTCGGCAAATGCAAGCACAGACAATGTATTTGCTATAATAGCGGTCATATTTTCGGCTGTTGTGTCTTGGTATGCCTGCACATCTGCCGATGTCTGCATTAATTCAATATCCGACTGTCGGGGTTTAACTCCGAAAAGACGGAATATTACATTTTTAAATAAATTCCAGATATTTACCCCTCCAATAAATCAGATAAATTTGCTTCAAATGAATACTCAAACGCGTCTAATATATCAATGTTTGTTGTTCCGTCATCAAGACGCACATCGTCAAGCTTTTTACTGTCCCATAAAGCATTGCGTAACCCATCTGCTAGTGTTTCATTTTCGCCCTCTACAAGTAATAAACGGTGAGATGTAAGCAACACGTCAGTACAGCGTATACGGTCAATAATTTCATTTTTTATACTGTCATAGACATCATATTCTGTTTTATTACGCATTTCGTTGATAATTGCCTGTTCATTGCAATCTGCATAAACATAATCTACTTTGCCGTATGTTTTCTTTATTTCGTCAGCAAATTTTCTAAAACCGTTAACTATATCTTCAACGCTTGTACCAGTCGCTTCAATGCATTTCGATTTTAGCACATAGATTTTCTTATAATCAGCAGAAAAGCCAGTTGCTACAAACGCATGCTGTGACTTATTACCACCAAAATCCACACCGATGTTGATTTCACGGAGCATAGGCAGCTTTGAACGGCTAATATAATAGCTTTGCTCATTTTCAGCGAATTGCTTGTATATAATGCCCTCCGCATTTACCCATAAGCCTTTTATGTATCTGTCATGAAATACACCAGTAAATTTTTCTGACGCTTTTTTTAATTGTTCATCAGATAAAGTCGGATTGTCTGACATTAAAAAATGCAAATGTAAAGTATTGCGTTCATCTGCTTTTTTTATCCATTCTTGATAAAACCAATGAGTTGGTCTATCCGGATTGCAGTTAAACCATAACTTGGCGTTTATTACAGATAACGTTCTTGCAATAGCTTGTTCCACAAATGATTGCGGCATTAATGCAACTTCATCAAAGAAAACTCCTGATAAAGTAATGCCCTGAATAAGTGTATATGAACTTTCATCACGTCCACCAAATACAAAAAAGCTATTTTTATGCCCGTTGCCCTCAACGATTAGCAGCTTAGAGGAACGTGTATAAGTCACTTTAAAATATGCAGTAATATCAATAATACTCTGCAAAGGAAGTATAATGTTACGTTCGGCAGACTGTACCGTTTTTCCGCATATGCCAAAAATAGCGTTATTAAAATTTTTCATTGCCCATAAGACAAATGATGTAACCATGCATATGGTTTTACCGCTTCTGACAGCACCATCGCAAATTATGTTATCATATATGTTGTTTTTACGGTGACACCATTTAAAAACTTCTTTTTGTTTTTTAGATAATTGAGTAAATGTCATTGCTCATCGCTCTCCAAAGCTTTGAAAAGTGAGGGAAGTTCTTCTGACACTGGGCTATCCGCTTTTTGAAGTAATTTTTCTTTTAGTTCAAGTTCTTTTTTCTTCAATGCCATTTCTTCTGTAGCTAAATCCTGCCCTATAAGGTTGCGGATTTCTTTAAATGCGTTTACATTGCCTTTTTTTGCTTCTTGAAACAGCTTTATTACAAGGACTGTTTCGTTATCTATATCATCAAGATTAACGCCCATAGCGGACGCTTCATTGTAATCGTCAAAATCATTAACAGGAAGTTCAAGCAAAGCCTTCATGCGGTCTTTAAGCAGCTTTTTCTTGCGCCTTGTTTCTGCTGACTTTTTACCGCCTTTTGCTCCGCTTTCTCTCGCTTCTCTCACGCTTTTTTTTGAAAAAGGTATTAAATTATTTTCATTTGCCACTCTCGCCACCTCTCTTAGGTTTATTTTTTGTTGCAAAGCGAACAGCTCCCCACTATTGCAGAGAGCTGTGTAAAAGTATTTGATTATCCGCGGTCTGGCCTATCTTTGATAAACACTGACAGGCGGATGTATTTATATATGCTTTGCTATTATAATAATATCATATGCCGATAATCAATTACAATCAACTGTAGCAGGAATTCTTATATTTTTTAATGCTCTTTTGTGTAAAATATGTGCCCATTGAAAAGTAATGCCCATTTCAACCGCTATTTGCTCCCATTTTTGGTATAGCAGATACCGCCTTGTGAGGACCTCTTTTTGTTGCTCGTTTGTTAGCTTGCTAATAACAGCCTCTATTTGTATGCGTAGGTCAACAAGTTTATCTATCTCCGAGTTAATTTGCTCCTCATACTCCAAAACGCGCATAACAACACATTCCATGTTATTTGCTTTAGTGGCGTTTTTGATCCCGTTATTTGTATAGCTAACAGCTTTACCGTATAAAGCCCGTTTCATCTCCTCAACCTTTTGCAGGTTGAGGTTGATTTTACGGTCTATGTAAAAAGCTTGTTGCAAATACTCTTTTGCGGTCATTTTTTTACC